ACAGACGTGCTCCTTCCCACCCTGGTCATACACATGCAAACCGTCTTCCTTGTACAGAAAATCGACGGTATGGTCGCCGGCGTTCTTCAGCTTGTACATCTGTCGATGCCGTCCCACCGTGATCCCGAGCCGCGCTGGTGTGAGGATAATACCGTCAACATTGTGCTGCAAACTTGGTAGGTATTGCTGGTACTCCTCAAGCGTGTTGTAATACGATTTCAGCCTGAGCTCCACTTCGCCGGGGCTGTGGCGGTAACAGTGCATCGATCTTCTGAGGGCCTCCAATCGATCTTCTAACGGATCACGGTAGACGGGAATGCCCCCAACAACGATCGCATCGAAACCCATCCACACCCACTCTCCCGCGCTGGTCCGCACAAGTTCGCCATCCAAGACCGTGCCCTGGTACCACACCCTCGGACACTTTTTCAGCGGAATCACGTAGACATCCCAGGCCCTGGAGATGAGCGTGACCAGCTTGTACTCCCCGAACATGCAGACGGTCAGCAGCATTCTGTACCCATCGGTCTTCTCGCAGATTTTGTACTCCTGCCGTCTGATCACATCGAAATCGCTCTTCTCGATGCTACAAGGATTGGGTCCAGGAAATCGATTTTTATGATGCGACAAGCCGGACCACAAGTCGGAGACCTGCTCCAGGAAGTTCGATTTGTGGGGTTCGACCAGCACATGTGTCGAAAATCCCCCCAGGACGGTCACGGGCTCTGTTTCCATGATGATAGCGCTTTTATCGAACTTCTGATGACCCACCCACCCTCTTTAAGCCACTGGTCACTGTTCATTCACCACCCCGAAGGATGCCGTCACGTCTGGAACGGAAATTTGCTGGTGAGCCGCGATGGTCTGAATGGCATGTTCCCGCTCCGCTGCTTGTTGCTTTGCATATGATGCAAGGTTCAAACACCCGATCCCCACCGTATTCATGCTGCCACCGACAAACGCGATGAGCCTCACCCGCGAGTCTCCGAAGATATCGCTGCAAGCTGCATACGACACAATTCCTCCCGCGGTAATGATCACCTTGCTTGCTACTTCCAAGTGCTCGGAAACACGCCGCCACGTCCGCCGTTCTCGCAGCAGGGTCGGGACGTCTCGGTGTGTATCGTTTATCAACGTCTCACGAAGATCCTCCATTATACAGTAGTAGATAGATATTCATGAATTCGTGTCCTGGCATGAATTCGTGTCCGGGTTCCACCTGGTTGATGTATCGGGACACAGGAGGTTTGTCATGTCGTCGTAAAACGCCTGCACAATAATCGCATGCCGAATGTGAGTTCCATAGGGCATGGCACGCGATTCGATAAACCCGTACGGCCAGAAATGGGTAATGTTGTCAACATGCATCACGGCATCAGGTCCATCAAATTTCTTCATGATGCGATTCACTCTGTCACCCGTCCAAACACCCCCGTCACCCGTCAACGCATTCCACTGGTCAGAATACCTTGTGCAAACAACATGGGCAAATTCGTGGAGGAATATTTCCAAATTTCTGTTGTTCCCCATGATGATCGTGCCTTCTCCGGCCCCCCAATTCCATCCTCCGTTGGAAGTTCTCCAGCCTTCTGCACCATAGCTGACAACACTCGTGATCTGCAGGCGAGTATACTTATTGTACAGCTCAGTGGCCTTGGCTGACCACTCCACCAGATCCTCGTAAATGGAGCGGTTGTTGTACCCCTGAATCCATTGTCCGTTCTCATCTTTACACGAGGCCTCGTCTATGGTGAAGACCACATTCCCACCACGTCGTGGTCTTTGCTGCTTTGATGCTGTACACACGCTTCCGTTCCAATAGGGTGCAGACGAAGGGCATCGACACCTACCCGACTTGGTTCGCACGAGGTTGCTTTTACATGTAGGAATAGGAGGCCGTATGCACAGCGTCCCTGACCAACGAGGGAGGTCTTTGGGACATCTGCACCGACCCTGACTCGTCCGCACCGTATTCGCCGGACATCTCTGGACCTGCTGGGGGCGTCGAAGGCGGGGGTTTGTTGCCACACAGCGGCGCAACCCCGGGTGGTAATACGGGAGTTGTCTGGGGCACCGGCACTTTCCTTGCTTGTCTCTTCTCAGATTGCCAGGGCACTGCATATCTATACGAGGGGAGAGATAATTTAGTTGTCGTTATCCTCATCCTCGACGTTTGGCACCCAGAACACCTTTGCTGAGCATTCCTGGGGACACTCTTCGTATGCAACGATTTTCACCTCATCCCATACCGCCTCCTCAAAGTCTTCCGATTCGTTCAAACAGATCTGACACGCCAGTTCCACATTCTTTGCAACTTCAATCGTTTTTCCATACGATACAAAGGTTCCAAACGTCCGGTCCTTGTTGTACAGAGTAGCTGTCGCTTTGAAGCAGTATTTCCTCGCAATATGGGCTCTTTTGGGTGCGTTCATTGCCAACACCAACATGACCCTACACCGGAAAATTATTTGGGATTTTCTGATGTGCTTAAAGAAACATTGAGAATGGTGTGTCAGTATCCATGATGACAGACGTTGTATCGAGTATTGCTGCGGGCGTTCGTGATCCTCAGACAATCCACCCCTGTATTGCAGGCGTCTTAGCCCGACCCCAATTTATACAACGCTCTCCAGAATGGTACGAGGTGCGCAAGGGACTGATCACGGCAAGTGATGCTGGAGGAGCACTCAACATCCCCGCGTTCAAAAGTCAACGGTATCCTCGTCGAGACTGTCTCCGCCAAAAAACAAGCGGAACGTTTACAGGCAACCACATGACAAGACACGGCCAAAAGTATGAGGATGATGTCAGGGAGCGGGCCATGCTTGCACTGGGGGAATCGGCGTGGGAGGTTGGCTTGTTGGTCCACGAACGATACCCGTGGCTTGGAGCCAGTCCGGACGGAATATCCAGCACAGGCCGTCTCATTGAGATCAAGTGCCCATACTCCAGGAAACCGAGCCCCACCAGCGTTCCTGCAGTGTACTACGCTCAGATTCAGGTGCAGTTAGAAGTCGTTGGTCTCAATCAGTGCTATTTTATTCAGTGGATGCCTGAATGGTTGGCACCCGACCAGCAGGAAATCTTTAGTATCCAGGTGGTAGAACGAGATCGCCAATGGTTTGCTGATCGGGTGGACGCCCTGAAAGACTTCCATAGCGAACTCATGGTCATGCGAGCTGCCTATGTCCCTCCACCCCCTCCACAGTGTCTTGTCGAGCCCGATTTATACGTTTTCTGATCCGAAAAAAAAACGGACGGTACTCCAACATGCCCCCAAGACCCGCCAAGAAGACCACTGCCACCCGCAAGCCAGCTGCCAGGAAACCAGCAGCGGCCAAGCCAGCAGGACAGAAGAAGATGCAAAAGATGGCCACGGAGCTTCGCAAGGCTGCCACGGTCCTCATGCGTCACTCCAAGCAAATCCGTGCTTCGTCCAAGTAGATGATGCGCGTTCGTTTACCAATAAAATTGTATCCTTCCATCTCATGAGCGCCGTGCCATACAAAACCGTTCAGATCACCCAGCAGGGATTCGGAGACGTTGTGAAGGATACCTCTGCCAAACTGTTCGTGGTTCCCATTGATCCCCCCGTGCGTATTCAAACAACCCCAGTGGTCCTGACGACCAGCATCGAAGATCCACAGGTGCCCTTCGTCTACATACAAGGCGACCAGAACATGATGACCTTCTTCAAACAGACGGAACAGGACATCGAGGACGTCTGCATCTCCAACAAGAAGCAATGGTTCACGCTGGCCAAGGACCTCGACGATGAGATCCTGAGGCGAGGCTACAAATCGTTCTTTTCCGACCAGGGGTACAAGGTGAAGGTTGCACCGGACGTCCCCTGTTTCGATGCCAACAAACGGCCCATCGGAAGGGAAGACGTCCCGGAGAACTCTACGGCCCGCATGGTGCTGGAGATGAACAGGATCTCCTTCGGACGACACGAGTTTGGTGTGACGTGGCAGGTTGTGCAGCTGCAGTTGGTGCCCGTGCAGTGCATGATCCAGGACGACGATCCGCCAGAGGACCCCGTAGATACTCATGACGATATCAAGTCGGAGATTGATGCCGACTTCATGTAAAAATATATGTATTGCTCTGGTACAATGCATCTGTACATCTTCCTGATCACTGCCGTCATAGCATCTCTACTCCTCTACCGCTTCCAGGAGTCTTGGCGTCCCTTTGCATGGTACGGATACCCTGGAACACGCAAGGGCAGCGTCGGGTATCAGGCCCGTGGGGACTGGTGTGGCGTCACCCCTGCAACCAGGACTGTTGACAAACCGATCCCGCTCATCGCCCCGGAGAATTGTCACACCGGATCTTGTTGATTGATCAGTCGTCTTTCAAATTATCATCAAAACATCATGATTTTCACGTGATGGTTTGATAATACGTATGTGTCTGCATGGAAAAAGCATGCATGGATCAGTTGAGATCCGTGGGGCAGTCGAGGGGACGGCCTTCCACTTGCTGGTCGATCGAGGACTGGTTCCACGGCGAGACGGCATTGTTCTTGGGGATGGGGATCTCCGACCTGATATCCCTGGAGATGTTCCTCTTGGTGCTCATGGCGCCAAGGGTGACCCACCGGGAGGCATCGATGAAGTTCTGGCCGGCAAGCTCCTTCGGGTCGGGAGCAAACTGTCCGAACCCGTCATCAGCAGGCGGCTTGGGCAACATGTTCGCAGAGGCCGAGCATGAGGTTGGCTGACCCAGGGACGCCTTCAGCAAGGCTCCCTTCGTCTCCTCGGGGTTGATGATGCGTGGTGCTGGCTGTCCTGCCGGGGCATAGGTCACCGGGGCCTCCTCCAACGGGGCATACGATTCCGAAGAAGACCTACTGCGGATGATGAGGATGAGCAAGATGACTGCACCAGCGGCGAGAAGAAGATGAAGACCGTTGTCCATTATGTTAATGATCTGAGAGAATTTTTTCCGCCAATTTCGACCCTGACATGACACTTAAAGAAACCAGAATGCCCGGGAAAGCATGTCCACCCATCTCACCGAGGTTACATTCAAGGACGCCGTGAGGACGTTCATCGAACTGCATGACGAGATCACCCTGTGCACCAAGGGATTGAGAGATCTGAAGAAGAAAAAGCAGGATCTGTCGGATGCCATCCTTCGGTTCATGAAAGATAACAACATCGACGAATTCCAAGTACCGGACGGCAAGCTCTCCAGAAAGACCAGCAAGCGCACAGAGGGTGTCAAAAAAGATCACATCATCAACTGCTTAAAGAGTTCCTTGGGAAGTGACGAGCAAGCAGAAGCCATCCTGCAGATGATCAATGCGCAACGGAACACGTTTGAAACGGAATCTCTGCGCCGCTCGGTGCAAAAAGGCTAATGTGTGCAAGGTGGCAACGTTCCTAGCAGAACATAGACATATCCACAGCGTCTTTCGTTCTCGCCATCTGCCACATTACACCAACGAACTCGAAGCCGACCTCGTGTCACTCCAAACAATCCAACCTACTGCCGATCTGCCCCCGTTGATCAGCGAACCGTACATCTCCGAATACGCCCTCTACCTCCAGAGCCTCTCCAGGCACGTGCTGCTGGCCCACTGGTTTGCCCTCGTCTACCCCTACATACAGATCCCTCACCAGGGCTGTCTCGTGGAGGGTCTCGTGCCCGATACGTGGCTTCAAACCAGTGCCTACTTTCACGTGGAAGATGATCTTTGGGTGCGCAAGATGTACGAAGATGAGGTGACAGGGTGGAGGTCTTTGGAGCGGTATGAGTTTTTTGCAGAGAGTCCGGAGGTCTATGTGCGTCTTCAAAAACTCTTTAGTCACTTGTAACTTTACCCGTTTGCGTCAATCCCAATCAAAAAGTATCCCTCGAAAACATATGAAGACTGTTGTTGCGTCAAAATGTATGACAGACAGCGACATTCGAGCCAAGAGGGGCACACATTTCCATGAGTATTCACAACTGTTTCGAGAGAGCGTCCAGGTGGTTGATGAGAGGGGTAGGGTGCTGGCTTGTTTCCTAAAAAACGCCATCCCCCCCGACACGTGCAACAAGGCACTTGCGTACGAACCGGTTGGTAAACAAGAATCAATAAACCGGGGGAATGCAGCTGGGTCAAACGTGACAAATCCACGAGCAATCAATATCGACACCGCAAAGAAATTATATGAAAGCGACACGCGCAAGGTTGAATCTGGTATTATGGGGTACCTCGATTCATCCAATTGGAGATCTCCCTGCAGAGAAACAGCCTTTCTGAAACACCACGTGGAAGCGTTTCGGGAGGGCCTCGAGTACATCCAATGCATTTCTACACTCTACAAAGAACACGCTCCAGACCAGTACCAAAGGCAGTATGAGCAAAGCCGCAAATCTCCGGAATATATCATCGACGGAACAGTCTTCAGTACCGTGACTGTCAACCATAATTTCCAAACAGCACTACACGTGGATCGAGGCGATTTTGGAGGGTTTGGAAACATTGCCGTCGTGGAGCGTGGTCATTACGAGGGGGGGTACACCGTCATGCCGCAATATGGGTTGGCATTTGACGTGCGGAATGGAGACGTCCTCTTTCTGGACGTGCACCAATTCCATTCGAATACGTCCATTATATCCGACGGGGCATCATGCAGGCTCTCGTTTGTCTGTTACTTGCGCAGAAATATGTATAAATGCCCGGATCTGGAGGTATTAGTCCCTTGCCAAGCACACCTGACGACACAGCAGAAAGTATGGCACATGCTGGCGGGAGATCCCAAAGCCTCTATTCCCACCTCGTGTCCAGAAAACGCAGTATACGAAGACCTCGGGAAAGGCGCACACGGTCATCAATGGTACTCCCTGACATCTCCACACGCCACAGTGCGCTACAAAAACAAGGGGTATACCGTCACGCTGCGGTGGACAGAAGACGGTGAACCCCGAAGCAAAGACTACGATGTCTACGGTGGGATGACGTACTCATACTACGACTTTATTCACAATTTTGAAACGAATTCTGGAAGCACGCCCAGTCGACATCCATCATGACAATTTCTCCCGTCTCCAGGTAATGATTCTGTTTCTTAGGCTTCGCGCCACAATCGTCAGGATTGTCTTCGAGGCGTAAAGGTGCCGGCAACCACCGCGTTCTGAACGTCCAAAAGATTGATGATTCGAGCATACCAACGGTAGAGGAAAATATGAGGAAATAAAAACGGGTAGTCGTGTATGAGAACCATCACGTGCATCGGTGGTGTCCCAGGAACAGGGAAAACAACTCTGGTGAGGTCGTATATCCACAACACACAGAAAGACGCAGCATGGAAACCAGTGCGTCCCACTCGATTATTGCGCGCAATGTATAACGATGCTTTGGATACGTATGTGTTGGGGGTGTACCATGATGACGAGGTGTTTGCTGGAACAGATAAATTGAGCATGGCCGTGCAGCCAGAGGTGCTTCCGTGGATTCGGAGTCATACCAGTCACGTCATTTTCGAGGGTGACCGATTGTTTACATCCTCGATGTTAACATCAATGACGACGCTCCCTGACACCAACGTTCGTATACTTGTGTTAGATGCCCCACAAGAGTGCTTGGATGAGCGATACACCCAGAGAGGGTCTACACAGTCTACCACGTTCATCAGGGGAAGGCGTACCAAAATACAGAATATAATGGACAATATAAGCCTGCCTGTGAAAGTTGTTGACAGCAGTGGGGACCTGTCATGGCTCGTGAATCAACTGATTTCTAATTAATACCTATAGCATCAGTAACACATGCAATACAGTCCACCAGCACATTACCAAGGTGCACCCCGTCAATCTCATGTGCCAAGGGTGCTCGATCCATCTGTCATTAACGAGGCATTCCCTGTGCCGGTAGAAAGACCGTTTCGAGGCAAATACAAACTCGTTGATACAAATGCTGAGAAGGTGATGCAAAAACTCCTTCCTTCTGCCGTCTATTGGAGGGGTGGCTCATACGGGAGCGTGTTCAGAGTCCCAGTGAGCTCTGACATGCGGCACTACAGAGACACCCTTCGGTTTTCGGTGGGAGAGTCCCCGTTACCTCCGAGCGGTTCCACCATCATTGTCAAAGTGGCAAAACGAGAGTACGGAGAAACCAACAAAGCCTTCGTTGCCCGGAGCATTCGAGAGGCGAAGGCACACCAGTACATGCTAGAACGAGCCCCGCAATACGTACCAGCCCTGTACTTTTCGGGCATCGATGTCAAACACATGCTCGCCATCACAGGAATGGAATACGTCCAGGGTGAAACGTTGAAAGCCTACCTTGCACGTCATCGAATGGATGCCAACCTGCTGGATCAGCTCAGGGACGCCGTGGGAATCATGATGCGTGCTGGATTCATTCATGCAGATTTGCACGATGAAAATGTGCTGGTCCAGATGCAGAACGGGCGTCCTCGCATTAAAATCATCGATTTCGGCTTTGGGGTCTACTTGTCAGAGACACACCGGACACGCATGGAACCACACCTGCGCCGAAACAACCTGCACGGGGCGTGGAAATCAGTAGAGCCCCATGTGGACGCAGTGCAGCAGAAACGCATTCCGGGTCTCACGTGGTACAACCCCAATGCGAAAGCCTTGCGAGCCTGGGAATCGTTAATGAAGCCAACGTCATCCCCAGCTGGTGTTCTCAACATTTCTGCTGCATCATCTGGAGCATCCAGCGGCAGCAGCAGCAGTGGTGGCGGTAGTCCTCGACGACCAAAGAGAGCACGAAGAGTTCCGTCCAGATACATGTAGTTATTTTACACTTTCAGATGATTATACGTATACCGCTCGTTTGTAACAATGTCAATCACGCTCCTGTGTATCCGATACTGGTTATGTCCGCTTTGGGTATAGGGTATAGGGTGCGCGCGTTTTCCGACTTTTTTCCGGAAATCACACGTGACCACCGTCATCATCTTTGTCACCCCCGTCACCTCTACAACATATTCAATTGATTCAAATTCAATTCAAATGCATATGTTCTCTTTCGAACAGGGGGCTGCTGCCGGTGTGGGGATGGGAGAACGGAGAGCGCTCAATCGTCTTGCGAATGTATGGGTAGTCGTTGTTTCATTTCGAGATTCACAGCGTTTGTACATCTCCAAATCAAAACGACTAACAGGTGTTGATATCAATGTACACGCATCGGATACAGATGGATGGGAGCAGGTGGGAGCAGATATCGTCTCCTGCGACCCAGCACTCCAACGACTCTGGCCAGCATGTCCCAAAAAGGATGGGGCACGGTGCATTGACGGAATGTTACAGTTCCTGTGCCGGGTCCGACTTGTTGGCAGTGTACACATTCGGATTTCGGAAGAAGAACCCAACAATGAGATAACAACTTAAAGACGACAACAATCTGTAACCATGACACATGCACCATCAACACATCTTGCCACAAACCACCATCCTCCGGGTGGTGAATGCCTCATGGAACTCACTCTGGGACACACGCATTGGCAGACGGCCTCTCAGGTCGCTGCGAATCGATGCGCAGGTCGTCGGCAAGCTGTTTCAGGAGCTCATGACCCACCAACTCCACGCCGTCGATCCCGTCATGTGGCCAGATCCCCTCGCACCCAGGTCCGCCAAAGACCCCGACTTTAATTGCATTGACGCCAGGTACTCCTTTGAACTCAAAATGTGTTCGCAGAAAGGCAGCAGACACGTCTACGGCAACAGGTGCTCATCACCAGGCTACATGAGCACAAAGGGAAAGTCCAGGGACTGCTGGATGATGACGATCAATTATACAGATACGCGAATCAATCTAATCCGCTTTGGGTATATACACGGAATAGATTGGGTCGGACAGGGGAGCGCCTCGGGAAACTCTGCCAGGCTGAAGGCGCATGTCTACGACGCAAAACTTCGAGTTGTGAAAGGACCCTACCAACTCGAAGCTGACCCCATGATTCTACGGGGTGTTGGGGAAAAAACACCGTATACGTCCGTCAAAGATGCACTGGAAGCTGGTCACCCAGAGGCCAGAAGATTCGTCGACGCCAGTTTTTATTAGCACTACTTTTTACCGATCCGCTTCACTTTGAATGCCGACTTCTTTGTCACCCGGTCGTTCTCATCTTCCTTTTTCGAGTGCTTGTTCGCAAAACTGTGGTATGCCGGACACCCAATCTTAAAGTTCTTCGAATTGGGGCCACGGAGGGGGGCCTTGTACCAAAAAACGTTCTCTTCCAGCTTGTTGCTCTGTGTCGTGTTGTCCACCACCAGTAAATGGTAGTCCTCAGTTGTGTTGTCCATGATGCTCTGGAACATGTTGAACGTCGGAATCACGCCGAAGAAGTTCTTATACAGACGCTCCCTATCTTGTACTCCAGGCGTTCGGGTGGTTATCACGTAGTCAACGTTGCTCCGGAAATATGTTGGCAGGTCCATGAGGTACTGGGCGGTAATAACCAGCATAATGCCATAATGACGACCGTTAAACATAAGCTCTCTCATTTGCTTGGACACGAACAGCGTTTTATTGAAAGCAAGGTCGTCAAGCACGATAAAGATATTACGCATGGTTCCTTCCTTGGCCAGGCGTTTCTGCTTTGCAATGATGGTGTCAATCACATCAGGACGCCAGTCACTGTAAATATACGCATCAGGAACACCACACGTCTGCTGGAAAAAACCCGTGGCCTCCTCCGTGCTGCTTTTGAGGATACCCATCGGGATGTGGCGTTTGTGGTATAAAAGATCAGCCAAGACGACTGATTTTCCAGAATTCCTCTTCCCCACGATCAAAAACACCCGCCTATCATCAGTCTTGGCCATGTCAAATTTCTTCAGTGCTAGTGTACTCATGAGCCTCTCCAGTCTATTAAGAAAAAATAGGACCTCTCCTGACGTGGATTTTTAATTTTTTGGAGCAAGATGGCGGATGTTTTGTGTCGTCTTTTGGACCACTCGAACGACTACCACGTGCCCTGCTGTGGAAGATTCAGAAAACGATTCGTCTTCTGGAATGAGAACAATACTCAAGTGTGCTGCGATCAGTGTGGGGATGCCAACAAACCAAGCTACCAGATCTACAAGTACACCTACCAGCTTGCCATGAAATATGATGACGTGAAGCATTTTCTTCCGTATCATACGGACGTCATGTCATACGTCTCCAACGGGGCACGGGTCACTCTGCTGCGGCCCTCGATGCGTATGGCGGGGCAACACCAGTGTCTTTCCTGTTCCAACGTGGTGCAACGACGAAACTGTTATTGCAGCGTGCTGTGTCTATATGACGATCTCCTGATCACGCACGAACACACGGATGAACATACCCCCAGTCTCTTTCGCAAACACGTACAGCAGCAGACAATCACCGTGGCTCCACCACCACCTACACCAACGGGCCGTAAGCGCGTCAGCAGGGCAGCGGTGGTGAGGAGGACCCGAGACAGGAAGAACGCCTCGCCCACACCGTCGCCATCCCTGTAATTGCTGCCTCATTTGAATGAATCGTACAGTCTGTAAAATCGCTGAAGCTCAATATTTGCCAGTCTGTAGAGCCATTTACACCGTTCCGGCTCTGTGCACATGTCAACCGCAACCTGGATACGTGCAAACCTGAACGCCGACTTTTGAGCAAGCGGTGACATGTCTCCTATTGATGCTCGTGAATTAAAAATGTAACATACCTCAATAATCATGTCAATCACCAATTCCAAGGACACCTACTCGAATCTGCTGTATAGATCACCCGTTGGCAGGTCGTCCAATAACTGCTATGCCTATGCCATCGACCATTACGACACAGAACAGGGCAACAAACTGCAGCCGGGCGAACTCTCGGGAAAAGACTCCCCGATTGACCTGTCAAACTGCGCAGACCTGATAGAGAGAGCCATCAACGATGCAAAAAGCATGGGGTGGACACTCACGCCCAGCAACGTCAATTCCAAGTGCTCCAAAAACCAGTACCACGTCATGGCCGTCCTCTCGCCGGATCAAGATTATCATTGGTACCGTCATCATAAACACGTCCTCTACAGAATCCAGACTCCAAGGTCGATACGGGCCATCGCGCGTGAATTTGGCGTCCCGGAAAAGGATGTCCATATCCCAGGCGATCCATCCAAAGCCAACGCGGGTGATCTCGTGCTCGTCCGAAATGCACACGTCTGGTCACACAAACGCGGACTGTCGGAGGAGGGACCGTTGCTCAAAGATGCATGCGGCAAGTTCATTAAGAATCCCGCAACAGCATGCAGAGCATACCCCGGACTAGACTACTCTGTCGTGTGCAAAACCTTCTGTCTCAACAAAGCATCCGCCAAAAATAAATAAATAATGCTAATATATTACACATGGACAATCTGAGTAACAATGTCGATCCCTACACGTTTGAAAAGTTCCCCAAACGGTTTGCTGTCACCATTGGCAAACAGACCCATAACGCTCGTCAGTTGCTGCGTGCTGCGCGTCATAGCGGCGGCGAAATACGAGATATGTACAGACAACCAGTCGAGCCTCATATCCGCCACAATATACTGACAAAGACCGGGATCGTTCCAAGGGAAGCGGTACCATCACACATCCAGGATGAGCTGATTAGACACGGGCGCAAGATGGGACTGACGGAGGAAGAAATCACGGGACAGGTCAAATACCTCACCAGGAAAACCATTACAAGGCTGCGGCGACAGGCTGCGCGGGAACTGAGGAGAAGGCAAGGACTGACCGTGTACGATCACAACCCACACCATCAGGGACCTCCGAAGAGGCAAACAGATGGTCTGCGTAGGGAACTGTTTTAAAATGATTTTTCTGAATAATTAACGAACGAATCCACGCTGTCCTACACAACCCGCAAACTGCGCACTGCCAGATAATGTACACTGCTCCTCCAAATCCGCAACAACGGCACAGTGTCTCTGCAGCGCCTTGAAAAAGGTCTGGTCGGGGTTGAGCAGCTCGTCGTCGGAAGAGGACTCAAAGTGGATGATGTGGAAAGGCTTGCCGTTTTTGACAGTCTTGGTGTGTTCTCCGACCATCTGTTCGATCACGGAGGCCCGGAGAATCATCACCTTGCTCTCTTTAATGCTTTTGATGGGGATGTATCGGCTCATCGACGACCCCTCCGGCACGACGTTGTACACGTTTCCGGCATGCCCCATGGGTTCCGAAGAAGATACACTCTGGACCCTTGCCTTGACTCGTTCCCAGTCCACCTGAGACAGGGGGTACACGCCGTATACAGCATCACGGCCACCGTCAATGGCACCAAAGATAAAGTCGGCAGAAAACCCGTTCCTGGCGTCCACGATCACAACGTACTCACCGTCAGAGTACATGTTCAAAGCATCTCCAACGCTGTTGATGATGTGGAAATCCATCACAAGATCCGCACGACGAGCGGCAAGTTGCTGCAGCTTTAGAAGGGATGTTGTGCACTGCAGACTGATTTCGTCTGTATGAGTAACCACCGCGAAGATGATACGCGTCTTGGCTGTTGTTGCTGTTGTCGCTGCCATGCTCTGAGTTACAAATCGTATTTTTTATCACCACAATGAACGAGGGTGCCACACGCTTCTCCTCCTGCTGGTCACTACCACATGGTCATCATTTCGCGGTGTGTTGCCGGTGGTTTGGTCCACAAAGCTGCTGTTGCTGTCGGTGACGGACGTCTCGGGACAAATCTCGCCCTCCTCCGAGGTCTGGGAAGAATTCGCAGAGTCTTCATCCTCCAGCATAAGCAGTTCACCCACAATTTTCATCGATTCACGGAGCTCTTTCATGCATTGTTCGAGTCGGTAGGATTGGAAAGCACACAGACCAAGCGCGACGAGCCAAAGCATGGTGATCTTGTTGGTTCACGGCCAAACATACTTCTTTAAGCCCCTAGCCGGTGAATGTAAATGAGAATCGTTCTCGCACGTCACCGGAATACGTGTGGGTACCAATGTGACACATGGTCGATGCAATATCGGCGTAAATGGTGCCTCCAATTTGCTGGAATCGACGACAGAAAGCATAGTCCTCGCTGAGATACCGCTGTGAATCCTTATCAATCATGCAGTCCATGATGGCCACATACTCTTTGACGGGGTGCTTCCCCGGGTTGATGTCATTCACGCATTTCAGCTCCGGGTACTTTTCTTTCATTAACGTGATCACATCACGGGGAATCATCATACAGCCAGTTGCCGTATCCAGGACTTCAACAAACCCATTTTCCACCTTTGTATCTTTTTTAACGATATTGATGTTAAAATCAACGACCTGCGATTGGATGGGCTCCGTGGACCCTTTCTTGACCTGTGCCCAGTTATACGACTTTTTGGGGTACACACCAGACACCACAGAGTTTGGGCGCTGACGAGCAAACGGAAGCAATCGGTCGGTGATCATCGAGGGATTGAATGCAAGATCCGCATCCAGGAAGAGCAAGAACTTTGCGCCGGACTGGTGAAACTGCTCAATCAGAATGTTTCGGCCACGCTGAATGAGACTCTCGTTCCCCAACAACTGAATGGCAACGGAAATCCCCTGCTTCATACACTGTCCCTGGAGCTGGAGTAAACAGGCAACAAAGGCTGCATTCAATTTGCAACCATACGCTGGCGTTGCCACATAGAGTTCGGCCATATGTGGAAACGCGAGATTAGATTTATGTGGTACTGACGCATGTATTACCTGTGTTGACGACGAGAATGACGAACAGCATCCTCCAGAGCATCCCGGCGTGCTTCCCTGGCATACCGGGCAAAGGCACGCTCATACATATCAATGACGGTTGCATGGTACTTGACCGGGAGCCTGTCGAGTTCCGGCTTGAGGTGTTCCCGAACAAGCCTTCTGACCGTGGCGCTATCCCCGGCCTGGACTGCACGGACCAGATTTGAAGACGGATGAATGCTCATTATACCTGTATACTTATAAATAAAACTACGACGTCCTGTACCGGATGTTCTTGAATTTGAATGACTGATCCTTGGACGGTGCCCAACTCGCATCCGATCCACCGTACCACATGCTCCATTGGATACCACTGAATTTGTTCTTATCAGATGCATCCGTGATACGCCCATCGCTCAGGTCCAACCTCTTTCCGTTGACGACCAACCAGATCTTCGCATTGGACGTCTTGGGATCGTTCAGCGTCCACCCCATGGTCACAGAGTTCCATTCACCCTTCTTCAGGTGCACCTTCTCCTTCGTGTTCCGCCACAAATCGATGCCAGCATCCGGGAACTCGTTGTTACAGGCCTCCAAAAACTCCCTGCCCTGGTTCTTTTTGATGTTGCCCTGGTCGGTGCATGGATACAAATAACCCACCAATTGACCACCACGCCTCCACATGACCCTGTACGAGGCATCATTCTTTGCGTAATCCTTACCACCAGTGCCATTGTTGACGATGAGCCCGGGCAACTTGCCGCCTTTTACGGGGTCCCAATCTTTGTCCACAAACACATCGTACGACAGCTCGGCAGTGGTCGCAGGGAACCCTTTGAGTTTATCGTACTTAATGTTGACGCCCTGGTTCGAGCGGAATCCTTTCTTGGGAAGAATGACCTCCGCGTATTCCATCCCACCCCTAAAACGACTGGTGTTGCTGGTCCATCCGATCAGGGTGGTAGGAAGCGTTGTCCAACTCTCCCCCCCGTCACTGTTGTTGTCCTGAGCGGCAGCAGCGGCCTTGATCTCCTCCAAAGCCTTGTCCGCCCTCTCAACGTGCTTTTCAATCTTGGAGACGTTGCCGTCCACCTTCTTGAGGCGTTTCTTGATCTTGCCGAGGGTCTTGCTCACCCAATTGACGTTGTTGGTAGATCCCATGGTGAATCGCCATATATTATTTGACGCAACAAGACGCACTTAAAGGGGAGAACAAGTCACCACAATGCATGGATGACGTCGACGATCTTGTGCTGGACAACATCATACGTCTGTGCACCGCAGAGTCTCGAGGCAGGTTGGCATGTGTCTGTCAACGCTACAAACAGGCCGTCAGACGAGTGGACCGGATGCACGGCGCAACCGTTGTGGTCAAAGAGTACACATACCACCAACGAATCAAATGGATTCGGAGTCACGCACCGTCCATCCTCTCCTGCATCGCCACCAAAGTACCGCTGCACAGGCTGCCCGTACTCGATATGACAAACTTACGAGTTCTCAGACTTGCCAGGATCAACGTCAACATCCGAGAACTGCTCGCCATCAAACATCTGCCCCTCAAAAAACTCGAAATGGCGCATCTGACCAGGTGCTTTTACCAAATCGACCGGTTTCAAATGTCACTGCTCAACCACATTCCTCACATTTCCCTGTCGTTTGATGATACGTGGAACGCGGCAGTCCTCGACAATCTGGGGTGTATACAGACGCTGCAGATACGGTGCAGACAGGGGAACTGGTTCAGACAACCCACCGTTTGCATCGAGTCCGTTGGCAAACTGGAGCATCTTTCCGTGATATGCCACAACAAACCCAGGGTAGACGCCTCCGTCAACAAAACAGGACTCAGAAACCTATACTTCCACTGCGACACACTCAGAAACGTCCAACCCATGTACAGGCTCCTTGGTCCATACACGCACACACTGGAACTGCATGCGAAATTGGCCACAGTGTCCACCAGAAAGTTATTCGCAGCATCTCCAGGTCTCACACGTGTGCGGCTCCGGGTTATGAATCTGCAAAATACTTGCCAACCACTCCACACCATCAAACACATGTCGGTCTTTGCAGACATGTACATCTCTCGTGACAATATCCCACAACCCAAGTCGTTAATATGCCCTCGGATTGTACTCTATAAAAAGGAGAAACACCGCCAGACCCAAGATCATCAAAAAAAAGTATTGTGAATATATTATGGTGTCAACCAGGGGAAACAGAAAACGGATAGGAAATGATGAGGAGTCGGTCTACCCAAGAAGATCACCGAGATTCATGGCAAGCCCGGGCAGCAATATGAGCAATATGAGCAATTTCAGCCCGTTCTCGTCACCGGCTGCTGCTGCGACGGAGGACATGCAAGAGAGACGACAAGAGAGACAAAAGAGGCCAAGGAGGAATACGAAGTTCGAGACGGTGCAGTATACGGTGGAACACGATGGTCAGATGGCGTCAACGATTCCAGGGGTGAAGATTTATGCGGACGGGAGGATCGAACCCCCTGAGCATCTGCCTGAACATCTGAAAAATCGCATTAGGCACAGCTACTCCGAGATCCCGTCGTGGAATTTCCGTCGTGCTGAGGATAAATTCCCACTACCACGCATTTATCCCGGTGGATCGTCTGGACGTGTGGGAGGAGAGAACTTGTCGATGTTGGATAAACATGCCCAGAAATTGAGGCGGCTAGAGGCGTATGAGCGTTTGTCACAGAGTGCACCAAAAATACTACCGGCACGGAAAACGGGGGCGCAAAAGAAGGCCTCAAAGGTGAGATCATGGATGAGCAAGAGGAGGGAAGATTTCCCAGACGATTTTGCAGGGTACGAGGCCGAGGTTACCATCAAAAACCCCCGAAACGCTAAATTCTTCCAGGAACATTACGGGAAAAACGCAGAGAAAATGTATGAGGGGATGATGGAGGAAGCGGGTCATCATGCTATGCACAGGGACCGCGAAGACCTCGAACGGGAGCTCATGGTTGCCCGCGAACTGGCAAGGCGGCATCCAACCCCCAGCGCAAAGCAACGCATTCGGACCCTGAGGGAGGCACTCAGTATTCAAAACTCGATGTAATTCGATGTCATGAATGTTACTACTGCTTCCATCGCTTGCCGCAGGAGAGACACTGGATGAAACAGGTCATTGGCTCATCAGCTGATCGGGTTTGGAGCTGGTAAAAACTCGTCTTCTTCGATTTGCACTTGTTGCAGGTGAATGCTCCGTCCGGTGCATTCTCGACGTCCACTGTAAGCTGCTTTCGAAGGGCTTTATAGGCAACTCGTTCGAACACCGGGTTCCACAACTCTGGATTCATTTCGTAGGGCGTCATACTAATAAACTTTTTGAGGGGCAAGTCGCCCCGTTGTATATTCTGTCGTAACGTATCATTGGTCTGCAGGTTATACATGTCCAGACCAATGGCGCGATTTGTGTACACCTGCCGAAACGAACGTCCTTTTAACTCGGTCGTCCATTTCAACGGGATCTTTTCTTTCATACATCTGCGGATACAATCGTTCCACAGCACAATCTCCAACTGTTTCCCCAGACTCTCAGACTCCAACGTCTTTGCAAACCGAGATGCTACCTTGTCTCTTGTATTGTCAGGTGTCGCCATTACTCTCTCAGATCACACGTCTCGTCTTTAAGTGCATGACTACTGTGAGAGACTCTCGCTCATCACAGAGAGACCAAAGATGGGCATATACGGAAGAGCTGCCACAACGACCAGGGCCGCGCCAATCCCGAACATGATCTTGTTCTTTGATCCGTCCATTCTCTTCGACATGACCGCCAGAAGAATACCAACCAACGCAATGAGACCGCCAATGGCACTTGCACCCATACTTCCCACAGTTGCGCCGAAACCGAGCCTGATACTGTTCTTCAGATTCATTATGGTATACGTCAGGTTTTATTCTAATACGAGTCGTGCACATTGTCAACGCCCAACGCAATCAGGTACATAAACAGCATGAAAACAATCATCACAATGCTCGGGACCTTGGCATCGGCATGGAAAATCGTCAGCTCCGACACCAACAAACCGAGCAACACGGCCTTCTGGAGCCTGTACTTCTTCTCCTCAATGATACCCATCAACAAATACGTCAAAGCCGTCGTGAAAATGCCATAGGACAGAGATTTGATGACGTGGTGTCCCCCGAAGACACTCTCGGGGATGTACTGTTCGTACAACATCGGGCTGATCGCTGCGAACAGAGGCACCAGCAGCTTGACGTGATGATACGGGCTCCAACCGGCAGAAAGCAATCCTTGTCCTCCCATTTATACAAGTACGGGAGATTATTATTGCCAGTGTCATTTCATTTGCAGAATGAATTGCGATTGTGCAAATTTGTCAGAGCAGAATCTGCTTTGGTCGAGCGACCAGTGCGTTTGTACCACATGTGCCCGTGTCGTAGAAGCGCATCCCATGGAACAGGGACCCGAATGGTTCGATGATGCGCAAGCAAGGTGTCCCACGTTAGGCCGATATGATGCTTACTTGCCAGATCTACCAGGCGTTGTTTTCGAGGGGAAGAAGAAACGTGCTCGTGATCCACACAAAACCCTGAAAACCGGGCTCAGGCTGGTGGATACTTGCTCCTTGCAACTTGGCCTCACGCCTGATCACAAAATGACAGCTTCTGCAAGGGAAATTTTCACCGATTTCGTTCATGGCCGCAAGAAGACCAAGAAAACGATCCGTCAGCGCGATCTTAAAGTGTACGCGGCAGTGGCAATGTACTTTGGGTGCAAAATCCACGAACAGTCGTGCGACAGACACCCGAGAACCATTCGGGAGATTGCCGCATCGTGTGAAGTCACCTCCAAATGCTGCACGGATGCCATCAAAGAATTCAAAACCGTTCTCTCTGATGCCTGCTATGCCATGTTGCTTTTCCGCACCGTCACCGCCGAAGATCTATTCGTTCGTGCTCTGGCAAGTCTGTCGCTTCCGCCCAAGCAAAAGTGTGCAGTCCAGAAGATGTGCACGGAACTCTACGCCAAATTCAATGATATTCTCGCAGGAAAAACGCCCGAAACGGTTTGCTGTGTGTGTCTGTTTGTGGCGTGCGAACGATCCGGCGTAGACGTTGATAAGACTGATGTCCACAAGGCGTGTGCGGTGTCCAGCGCAACGCTGAAGAACGCCCTGCAATTTTTGAAGATACACTTAAGGAGACCGCCGCTCAAAGAAATGAACATATGAAGGGGGTCTACATCCGATGCACGTGCCCATACGTTCCTCATCCGGACGAATTGATACAATGGGTTGGACCCTCGTTTTACGCATGCCACAGTAGACACATTGATGAAACGAAAGGACACGTCGTGGAAATCGCGAGCCAAACAACGCCCCGTCTCACGTCGTTTCCGTGGCCCGTTGAGATATACGACATTACATGCATGGAGTTCTTCGCAGAGAGCATGATGGAGACAGACAGCGGAATATGCATCAACAACGCAAGATCCATCCCCCACGAACGACACCCCTACTCCTGGCGTAAACAGATTGCTCCCATCTGTCACTATACAAACTCCGTGGAACTCTACCACCCACAAAGCCTCCAAACATACCAATTTCTATGAATGTTACTGTTACATGTAAGAAGAAATCAACGAGTACACGTCATAATGCAAGTTATCCATGGCAATGTCAGCAGCCGTCTTCTCATCGTCGTTCTTGATGTGCGGATCAGCCCAATACTCCAGAAGCGTCTGACATATGCTCATGTACCCCTTCTCGGCAGCAAAGTGCAACGCCGTCCAACCCGTGTTCTCCTGTAAATTTATGTAGGCAATCGTCTCCTCGGGAACATCCTGCTTGCGGACTGGAGGGTGGTCTGTATCAACGGTTGGAATTGGAATTGCCATGATTTCGTGTATGATGGTGTGGTGTGTCATACCCCCCTCCCTTTAAGTATACCACTTAAAGGCAACGTGGGCAACATGTCCCGCCATGAAACGCATCCTCGCCATCGATGTCGGTCAAAAGAATCTGGGGGCGTGTGTCTGGTCTCCGGAAGAGGGGACAGTCCAACGCTGGGCAGTTTGGGAATCAGAGGGAACGTGGGCAGCTGCCGTGTGCGCGTGTCTCCAAACCAACGCCACGCCAGAGTTTATGGAAGAGGTGACGGACGTGGTGATCGAGCACCAACCCTCGAAGAACCCATCCATGACCCGAATTATGCACTACCTGGAGTGTTTCTTCGTCCTCAGCGGGGTTCCCGTGCACATCCAGGACTCCAAACACAAACTGCTGTACGCATCCACAACGCCCTGGTTTCCGACAGACAGTACCGAGCAAGAGTGGACGTATCGATACCGGAAGAAGCTGGCAGTGCAGACCGTCCATTCGTACCTTGTGGCCACGGAACAAACAACGTGGTTGGAGATGTACGACGGGAGCACCAAAAAGGATGACCTTGCTGACAGTCTGCTCCACGCCATGGCCTACCACACCTTCAAACCCGTGACGAACGGCGGCATCAACTCCACCACCAAAGCAACAGGCAGCTCCAAACCGACCAAGTTGATCGCCAGACCCCCCACTGCAAAGCAGGACAGAAACGGGCGATTCTCGGCACATAACGTCGCGTTTTTTTTGAAAGAGTGCCCCACTGCCGACGAGATCCAACAGTGTTTCAGGCAACAGCCCAGGGTAAAAAGGGCATTCAACAAACACTTTGCCTCAATTGACGAGTTTCTCTGCACCCGCAACAAAAAAAAAGCGCCCTCCTCGTAAGGACTATTAATGGATGATACGTTTCAAATTGTATTTAAAGTCGGAACCATAGCACATGTATACTCGACACGCGCGGAAAAACAGATGCACATAGACCAGTGGGTGAGCGAAGTGATGGCGCTGCAGAACTGGACCGGGTGGTACATGTATAGCGACGACCCCCCCGTCAAAACCCGGTTTACGCCCCAAGGACATTGCAAGGGTATCGTCCTGTGGAATGACAACGTGACGGGTTGGATGATCCATAGCATCCCGAAATGGCCCGCAAAAGTGCCCCTCGAAGAGTTGCCGGAAGATACGAAGGATGAATGTCACACCCTTTCCTTCTGGTTCGGAGATGCAGAGGCGCTCAATAAAATAGAGAAACAAGTCGATCTCATGGGAGCATCGGTTTACGCAGGCAAGAGATCACGGGTGTTCAACAGCAGCCACCTTGCCGTGCTCCAACGGGTAAAGCTGGACACCATGACCGACCACGTGGCAAAGAACCCGCATTGGGACCGGGACCTCTACCAGTCACTCGGTAGGTGCTCCGTGAATTCGAGGGCTTCCCTGGACAACACCACCATCGTCCGCAACGTGCAATCCATCTATCTGCCCGGATGGTCCGCGGAGAAGGATTTCGGGCGGTGGGCACTCGGGGATCGGTGGGTGTGTGTCGGAGACGTCCGGCGGGGTAACAAAGAGTTTACGTTCGGTGGTGGTTGTATTCTGCGGTATGATGACGAGTTGGTGGAGAAGATCCGTAAACTGATAGATAGCAAGACGGGTGACGATTACAAATGGTGATGAAGTATCTGAAGCACATCCGAGAGCACCTTGTCCATATCTTGGTCACCGTTGACCGTGTGGACCGGCTTTGAGGTGAACTTGAGGTAGTTGGTGTACTGGAACTCGATGCGTCGTAGGTACTCCCTGTCCAGGCCGTCTTCGCATTGCCTCCCCCTCGTATGTATTCTCTCGAAACAACGGTCCGGCGAGGTGTTGATGTACACGTACGCATCAGGTTCCCACGTCAACAGGTCGTGGTATTCCTTAAAAATGTCCCATGCTGCAGGTGTCATGTGCTCATCGTTGTAGCCCAGCTGACCAAAGACGTGGCGACAGGCTCCCGGGGACCTCTCGACGCAGACAACCTGATGCGGTGCTCCTTGAGGTGGTTCGGGTATAGATCGGAACGAGTGCAACACCTTTAGATTGAATGCGAGCGCCCATTTCGAGGGACAGTCATAGTATAAATCGAGCAAGTCTGCCCACTCATCAATCGGTTCTTCTTTGACGGTGTACCCATGCGTATCCCGCAGCGTTTGTAATACAGTGCTCTTCCCCGATCCGATGTTCCCTTCCACGCAGACAATCATGGTTCTTCTTCTACCATCTCCAGAGTCTTGGTTTTCTTTAAGCGGGTATTGTCCAGCGAAAGTCTGATGGGTTCCTCCCCGTGCAGAGAATACACCTTCTTCTTATACCTCCGGAAATCTGGCGTCTCGGGGTGGTTCTCGGGATAGATTCGGCGCAGTTTTTCGTAGGATATGCGCACAGACTCTGGTGTTGACGCGTAGTCCGTGAGACACTTGGCGAACGACTGGGTCAGGTGGACCCTCGTGGAGCACGGTCTGGTGGTGCACTGCAGCCAGGTTTTGCTCCCTTCGATGGTATGAATCAGTCTGTATGCCTGGTATGCCAATTGCATTGTTTTGTTGACATCATACGTCAGGTTTGCATCGTTTCTGCACCCGGACAGGATGCGGGAAAGGACGTGCTCCAGGGAAAATGCCAGCCATTCGACGGCCATTGAGCAGAATTTGTACAGGGGAAACGTGTCCACGTAGGGGTACTGCTGTGTCCTGACAATCACGCTTCTGGTGTTCTTGTTGTATGCCATACTGTGTCCTAACGGGCTCCGAGAGAACACGATGCACTCACGAAACAGTCGGGTCATGATGTCTGACAACGAGCCCTCCAACATGCGATGGGGCGATGGTGTGGTGAAAAACTGCTCTTCGAAGGTGTCGAGAGCCTCCTCCGTTCCCCACACAATGTGCTTCGGGTAGGGGGTGCTGTATACCGTCCGGGCACAGGTGTACAGTGTGTCATCGTCAATCGTCGAATACGTGTAATCGGTGATCACGTTGTTATCTTCCACATACTCTCGCAGCAATTTGAGGGCTTTTTTGAGGGAACACCGGGATATCTGGACAATCACGGGGCACGGTAACGAGGAGATGTACGGGGCCAAGGCTTTTCCGCACTCGGTCACCGGGTACTCTCGTGTGGCATCCATCATCATCTTGCTGACGGATCTGTAGGGTTCCTGGGCAATACCAGCATAGGTCACAACGTCTCCGAACGTACACACAAACACGGAGACGAGCATCTACTGGTTGCACACATTTTACACGGGCTCTGGTAACGCACCTGTAGCACCGTGTTTTATCTCTGATGGTACGGTAGGAGATGTTGATCAACGTCATGCCCAGTACGAGGAAGACGAAGAAGTACGTGGCCCTCTTCTCGGACGGTAGCAAGACCCACTTTGGTGCCAGGGGATACGGCGACTATACCATCTACTCGAAACGGGATACACGTCTCGCAAAACAGAAGAGAGCATCCTACATTGCCCGTCACGGTGCCACAGAGTCGTGGACAAATCCCAAGGCTGCAAGCACACTCTCCAGGTACATTTTGTGGGAATACCCGACACTCAACGGTGCTGTAGCCAGGTATAAACGCAGGTTTCCAAAGTGATTCATTCGTTACACATCATCTATCTTAAAAGCGAATACAAAAGCAAATAGGACTGGACGTTTGTTGTCATCGGAAGCTGAAAGACGCCGTACAAACACGTTCTCATCGTTTGTGCGGATATACCGGAACACACTGCGGGGTAATCTGCCTTGAGCAGAATACTGTACCCTGGAGCCATGATGGACATCGAATGGATTTTCCAATCGCGCACATCGGTCGTTACCTTGATATTGCTGTTCCCGGCGTTAAACGTAACAATTCCCGATGATGCACCGGAACGCACATACTTCATGACCATCCTGGAATCTGTATGACGCAACGCCTGCGCGGCAGCATGTTGAAGCTCCATCTCACGTTTTTATTTCGAACAAACCAAGCCTAATTCTGTTGTGCCCTGCAGATGGCACAGGTGTCCGCTTTGCTTTTCCATATCATGTGACACAATCTGTGCATTGCCTGCTTGCAACACGGCGTTTGCATCATCCATCTGGGATGACTCCGGGCATCGTGGCAAATCGGACAAAACGATTCTTGGCTGGGAGCGGTGATTGTTGAGGCCAGCGTCATGCGACACATGTAACACATCTCCTCATTTGCCTGCTTGATGATATACTGACCACAAGGACACACCGTCCACAACCACATACTGTTGAGCGCTTCCTGTATCTCTTTGATTGTATCCTCATCGATCGTGAATTCATGAAGAATGAAAAAGTTGTCCTCTTGCGATACACCGACCTCATTCTTCATGCACTCTTCTATACACGGCCTATCCTCGCACGTTGTGACACTCACGTCCACGTTGCAATGGTCGTCTTCCTTGATACCTCTGAGCAAAATCGGTATACCGCCAGGGTTTCTAAACACAAAGGCGTCGTTGGCTTCGCATAATCTGCTCAACGCAGCATACAAACTGTTTACTGACTCTATAAAAACCATACTAACATTCGCAATTATTCATCCGTCTGAGTGATCATCTGCTCTTGTTGCCTACCTGTACCATTTGATGTCCTCTGAATCAAAAACTTGACTCGCGAGACAATCGAGTTGATGTCGTCTCTGCTCAGGTACTTGAACGGACGTGTGGAGTGGACAAAGTTCTTAACGCATGTGGGTTCTCGAAGGACCACTCGACAGTACGGGCCTCCACGCACGTTGTCAAACCCAAACTTGCTCGCGAATTCACAGAATTTGTAGTATTCGTCGTTCGGATCGGATTCTTCTACGATCTCAATCACTCGAATCGGGGGACCGTGCTCCTTGACCCAATTAGAACTCGTCTCCGCCCCAGTAAAATGGTCGTACAGCCTGGTGTAAATGTTGTCCGTGGAACCAACGTAAATCTTCCCGTCTTGCAACAGGAGCACATACGTGAAATACCTGGCGTCGTTCTTCTTCAGCTTGGCATACATGATCTGAATGTTGCACCGAATCACGGCAGACTCGTGCAGGAGGTCCATGTTGACTGTAGACATGCGCTTAAAAGACTGAACGATCCTTTAAGCGTATGTTGACAAGAGAGGAATGCCTGCTTCTGTGCATACCAACAGCAGCAACACCGTCGGACAACATCACCAGCAGCAATGACGACGAGGGTGAAAAGTGTGATAATACGTGGTGCTGGCACTGTTGTCACGAGATCCCGGATATGGTGATCCCGCTTCCAATCGCCTACGATGACAGGAAAAACTCGTGGACACACACAGGGCAGTTTTGCTCGTGGGGATGCGCAAAGGGATACGCATTGGACAAACAAAAACTGGAATGGAGTCATCTGCTGGCCATGTTAAAGAGACACGTCACGGGAAAACGGACCAGGACAGTCCCTGCTCCACCCCGCCGATGTCTCCGAGTCTTTGGAGGGTCCATGACGCTCCATGAGTTCCGAGCCAAAAGTGATGAGGGCATGATCGTTGGTCACCTACCGACACACATGATCCCCCTCCAACAAATCACCGTGCAACAACATATATCCGCACAAACGAACGTCACAGGAGGGAAACAACGGAGTGTGTCCATGGCGAATCGCATGGCAACCACGACGGAGCCAAAGAATGAGACCCTCCGATTGAAACGGCCTCATGCTCAGGTGAAAAAGAATACGGGGCTAGAAATGTTCCTGGCATAATAATACGTGTAATCATCACTCCAGCGACATGACGTCATTGCAAAGCCTGGTGCTGGCTCCTCCACGGACGAAGGGCTCGACGTTCTTGGAATCGCGCACGGCAAACTTGGTCAGGTAGTCGGACGTGTCGGTCACACTCTGCTCATACTTGTACCTGCCCGGCTCGACGGTGCTCTGAAACTGCATCCACGGTCGCTGCCCGGTCTGGTACGCCGACGGACCGGAGAGACTGCCGTAGGGTTTCTCGACCCCACGCAGAATCTCCTGGTGACCCATCCGCAAGTTCGAGCTCGTGTTCGTGTCGGTGCTCTGGTGGAAGGTGCACGTATACGGCAACTCCTCTGGACACTCGTACGGTGAGAATTGGTTGATCACATACCGGAATGGTCGTTCCGAAGTTTTGGCCCTGAGATCTCTGTACTCGTCGTCCCTCAATGATACGGATGCTCCAATAAATTGCGCCATTAACGTCTGGGGAGAATTTAATTTTACAGATTCGTTACACCATGTGCTGCTTCACCTTGGCATGAATTGAGACCGTGTACTTTGTCTTCCAGAGACGCATGAGCAAAAGCAAGGTCTGTGGTGTGAGACCAAACGACCGGGCAACGTCCCCCGTCTTTTTGTAGTCCTTGGCATGAACGCATTGGGTCAATAATGTCCTACACGAATCCAGACCGTCACAGAGCGAGAGGGTTGTGTTGCCGGATTCCAACATGGCCCGGCGGATTTGGTTAATGTTCTTCAGCCTCGCAAAGCGCGCATTGTTCTTCGACCAGACGACCCCAAACGTCTTCACCTTGCCCTTCTTTCGTGCATTCGCAAACACCGTAGCCGTCGTCGTCAAAGGGAAGAAGGAGTACATATCATCACCTCCAAACAGGGCGTCTCCCATAACGTCTGCCCAGCTGTATGCTTCCGCGATGAGATGGGCTCTGTCATCCGGACACGCTGCCAGGTACGAATCGTACACGCCGCCAAATGCAATATTATCCCCACGGTAATCGATATCCGTTCTCCCCTCGAGGGCATACTTGGCGCCCAGCAGTCCCTTGTCTTCGTACTGGTCTTTTTTCGAATACACAATCGTAATTTTGTATTCATCTTCCTTCTCGGCGGCGGGAGTGGCTGATGTTTCATCAGGAACGGGAAGGGGGGCCGCCACCCGTATGTCCTGATACGTTTTCACCGGCAATGTGGCAACTTTTCCAGTCATCTCCTGCGCCACCAGCAGCACCGGCACAATGTCCAGCTTAATGGCGTTGGTGATGTGGGACACAAACGCCTGGTTGGTCGACACAATGGCGTCATAGTCGAACACCACAATGATTTTGCGTCGAAACGTCACCGCAATAGGACTTCTGGATGCGGCATACAAATCGACACCCTGTAAGCCGTTCATGTCGATGCATACGGATTCCATGTTGGCTTCTTTCACTGCCCGGTGCACATCGTCGATAATAACCAAGCCCTTCGGAATCGTCAAAAGACATGTTTTGGGAGCGTCTGTGGCTGTCTGGTGCATCCACGTCGTCAATTGCTCACATACATTATCTCTCGGAACCGTATTATGCTCGACCATGTGATGACAAGAGTATGTGAAAGTAGACCGGTAAAAATTCTCACGAAATTAGTCTACCTCCTCCTTCTCCTCTTCGGGGTGCAAATAGTCTGCTTGACTGCGCTGGTGTACAGAACGTTTTCCTCAGGCGTTCAGTAGGTGCTGTTTGTTAAAGTTGTTCTGACTGATGTTGGTTCGCACTCCTTTAAATACAGGGAATCTTGGCAGACCGTTCTTCGTGTACTCGTAGAACTGGATGGTAACGATATCGCCAATCTTAAAGAACTCTTTGCCAGAGTTGTGTTTCATCCCCTCGGAGATGCCAGTAAACACCTTGAAGGTGACCCGGTGACCGTACGGCGTCTTCCATTCGCAAATCAACGACTTTAGACGCTCAGTTCCCTCATACAATGTAAATCCGACAATCTTCGCCTCGCGCTCCTTGAATTCCTTCACCTTGAGCATATCCTCCGTCCGGACGCCCTGTTTATACGGCGCATTCTTCCGCAACACAATACCCTCGCCATTCCTGTTCCTAATCTCCCGGAAATGCTTCATGATCTGGTTGTGCGAGTTGGCGAGAGTCTGCTGCTCAATGCACACGCTCACCTCGGTGTTCTCCGTACAGATGGGCATCTTCTTCTTCAAACGGTTATAGGTGACGCTGAAATCATTGCTACTTGTCGGGTCGTCAAAGATCCGGTAGGATACCAGTTTCCATTCATCGTCGCGTGGAACCTTCTTTTTGATAATGCTCGAAAGCTTTTGGAAATCGGCACGCTTCGTCCACAGCTCGCCATCGTATGTACCCTCCGGAATCGAGTCCAAGAACCACTGCGGGGCGTGAATGATCAGTCCGTTCCTGCTGTACAACTTGCCCCGAAACGCGATGGCCCGGATTCCGTCCAGCTTCTCCGACATGTAGTACGGCCCCTTGTGATACCGCTCCTGGTACTTGTGAGCCAGCATGACCTCGGGCACGTTACGAGGCTCCTTCTCCTCCCTATTTTCCTCAATCACCTCTTTCGTGTCACACTCCGTCCCCAGGTTCTGGTAAAATTTCTGGAAGGTGGAGGTGGCCATGTACCGCTGGGGTGCAGGCAAATGAGACCGCTCGGCAGACACCTCGAAAGGAACGTCAATCCGGATGCAGTGGGTGGTGGCACCGTAATACCTGGCAATGGCGGCTATTTCCGCGCGACGGGATGCAGACGGGTTCGTGGCGTCCAAAATGATATCCCGCTTGGTCTGCTTCCGTTCCAACAACTCGACAAGACGCTCGTTGATCTTCCGCTTATCGGATTTGTACTGGTCAGAAGACACGATAATGGCATTGGTTTTCTGAGCCAATCTCGCACTGCGCCGTGTCTTTCCGCTGCCCGTGCTTCCAACCATGATGATCACCCGTTGTCCGGTGGGAGATGGACGTTGGTTTTTGGTCTGGGACATCCACACGCCGATCCCCACGTCCCCAAAGGTGTATACGCACCGTTTCGTGGCGGGGTTGTAGATTTTACCCGGATCGCACTTTTTCTGGGACCCGCCGGCAGAAACCTTGGCAACCCTTGGCTTCTTTGCTGCCGTCTTTGTTATCGTTGTCGAGGTGTTGGAATTCGAGTTAGATCGATTCGAGCGTTTCTTCTTGGGGGGCATATTAGTGACACACATTTTAAGTAAACTTCACCGTGCTCGAATTGACGTATTTGACCGTCAGATACCGTGCAATCTCGACCATGACGATGAGCGTGATGATGAACGTGATCGCGCTCTTGATGGCCCTCCCCCAATAGATATAGATCGGCTCGGCGCCGCCAAGGGGTGTTTTGATCTTGAAATTCCTCGTCTCCAAACGCGTAGCACCGGTCAACGTGGAAATAAACGGCATGATAAGGGCATCGATCAGGGTCCTCACCGTATCCTGGAACTGTGTGCTCAAAGCAAGGCCGATCGCAAACACAACCAAATCTTTCCCACCAACAAACGCCTTAATGTCACTCCCAATTCTGCTCAGCATAGTGTCCGCGTAGATATATTTACACACACGAGTTGCTGCTGGGGTCCCACGTCTTGCCAGGACACAACAGCCCCGCAATGTCATCGTAAAACGCCTGGAGAATGATGGCATGCCGCACGTCGGCCCCAGCAAAGTATTCATGGGCCTGGTTAAACTGGTACGGCCAGAAATGCATGTGGTCACATCCCATGGTGGCATCGGGACCGTCGAATTTCTTTACAACTTGATTCACCCTTGGACCGGTCCAGATATTGTTGGTCCGAAGTGCATTCCATTGGTCCGAATACCTCGACAGCAACACGTGAGCAAACTCGTGCAATAGGGTGTCGTACCCCCTCGAGCCCCCAAAACGAATGTCTCCTTTCCCGGTGCCCCAATTCCATCCTGCTTCGGCCGTCGGAACACCTGCTCCGTAGCTGACGACGGCGGTGATGTCTAGTCTGGTATACTTGTTGTACACTGCCGATGCTCTTGACGTCCATTCTCTGATACTATCCAGCAACGGACGACCATCGTGCTCCACTCCCTGAAACGTATCCTCCAGAATCTCGAATACAACACGGCCTCTTCTGCCAGGCTTGGACAGGGCAGCACACGACGTTCCCGTCCATTTGGGGAGTGTGGGTGGACATTTGCACCCCTTGCGTGTCCACAGGAGGTTACTTTTACACTGAGAGGCCGGGTCAATGCACCGTGATCCGTTCCATTTCGGGGCATTCTGGGGACATCTACACCGTCCCCCCATGAGAACAAGGTTACTGGGACACGTGATGGAGGTGACGCATTCTCCTCTTCTCGCGTCATACTTGGGCAGATGTTTGGGACACCCACACGCTCCCCGTCGGTTTCGTTGCATGCTTCTGGGACACGGCTGATCCATGCCAATAGGATGTCTTTTTTTTTCGACGTCCCTTTATAATGGCTCCCATCCAACCAGGTTCCGCAGCAGAAAAGGCACTTTCCATCGAGGCTCTCCGAGCGGATAAACACCGCATCATCAACGCCCTCGAAGAACAGAAACTGAATCCGGTGTACGCGCACGTTGCCTCTGATATCGAGGGTGCGCAGCGAACCCTGGAAACGTTGAGCGTCGAAACCCAAGGGACCAAGGTGCACAGCATCGTCAAAGAAGCCCAGCGAAGGCAACTGGTGGAGCGGTACGAAGACCCCAATAGTGTCCAGATCAATTGGTGGGTGATGGCCCTGTGTCTCATGGCTGTGGCAGTCCTCGTCAAAAAAATGTGTTAATTTAGTAAACCGTTATGGTGAATTCAGCTAACGAAGTCAGAAGCAGCTCAATAGTACAGGAGATGGGCATGAAACCACCAACCCAGCGACGGACAAGCAGCTCGCTAGCACAGGGGTCAAATGGGCAAAGTATCGGCATGGGCTCAGAGAGACCCAGCTCAATCTTCTCATACTCATCAGCACCAAAAAAGAAGACAACCAGCAACAGTAACACAGCCAGCAGCTCGCTAGCACAGGGGTCAAATGGGCAAAGTATCGGCATGGGCTCAGGGATACCCAGCTCAATCTTCTCATTCTCGTCAGCACCAAAAAAGAACACAGCCAGCAGCAGTAACACAGCCAGCAGCAGTAACACAGCCAGCAGCAGTAACACAGCCAGCAGCAGTAACACAGCCAGCAGCAGCAACAGAGTCGGTGGTGCCACCCAGGAACAAACGGGCATAAACCCAACAAGAAGCCCGCCAGTACAGACAACCTCCGGTAGACCGTCTTCTGGTAGTAACAGGGGGCGAGAAGAAGGCTCACAGCCAATCAGCACACCCGTAAGGGCTCCGACAACCTCCGAGCGGCGACAGGAGGGGATGGACAGCTCCGACAACAGTCTGATAACTAATACCAATACAAGGACCCTTGCTGGTATAGGTGCCAATCGTGTTCATAACAATTTGTCTTCAATACTGCAACCGTCACAGTCGACGTGGTCATTGAGGAGGACCTTGGCATCAAACGAGCCCCCGGTGTACACCGCATCACCTCAGACACTCCTCAACAGCCGACATCCGTGTAGCGGTATCATCGGAAAATCCAACCCCTTTGCTCACGACTGTTGGAAGCAACACATCACCGGCATCATCCGTCCACTCATGAGCAAATCCGAGTCGGGCAAATGGGCGTGCGGTGACACACAGGCCCTGGGTGCACACCAACACGTGGTCATCGAACAGGCAAAGATCATTGCTGCAGGAGGACCCCCGGAGACCAATACACACAGGGGGCTCATGGTCTACCAGAACACGGGCAGCGGGAAAACCGTGGTGGCCATGGGGATTGCTGCTTCGTTTTGGAAGACGGCTGATCGGATTTACTTCGTCACCACCAGGGATAACATCCGAGGCAATCCACCCTCTGAATACGCCCAAAACATGCTTCTCTTTTTTCCCGAGATGGTCCCCGTTGTCTTTGCCGGTGCCCCGTTGCCTCCCAGGGAACTGTGGACACGCAGCAAACTCAGGACTCCGTACGGGGATGATGGAATGACCGTCCTGAAGTGGTGCAACACCGTGGGGCAGAGTTTGCTCCAGCGTAAGATGGGATTCCAGACATTCATCAACTTTTCGCAGGATAAACGTGTCGTCCCACTCAAAGAAATCAGAAGACCCGGGAAATGGGTGGTTATCATTGACGAAGCACAGAACCTGTTCAAATTCCCCAACAACAATCGCAAGCAAATCGAAGGTCTCAAGGCCATGCAGAATGCGCTCACACGACCCGAGTACATGAAACATACCTTTGTGTTCCCTCTGACGGCCACACCGGGTGATAACCCCAGGGACGTGCTCAACCTGGTCAACATCGTCCGCCCGTATAACACCCCCCCGATCACAGTGCAAGAGTTTGCGAACAACCCCTCCATCATCAAAGGGCTTGTGAGTTACGCCGATATCCGAGGCGACAAATCCAAATTCGGTACAATCACCACCACAACGAGAGGTATCGGTATGGCAGAGAATGTCAAAGTCCCCTACGATCCGGCGTACTTTGCGGCATACGTGAAGGCAATCAAAGGGTACGGAAGGGATTTGAGCACGTTCGAGGAAGGCAAAGGAAAGCTCTTCTTCGGCAAATCGCGAGAGGGTAGCATCATGCTCCCCAGGAAGATTGTGGAGAAGTACCACACCAACCTCAACACCAAAGGTCCACATCACACGTATGCACCGGGCGGATGGAACACACAGTACGTCCTGAGCACCAAAACCATCAGGATGATGGAGAATATCAAAACCATGCAGGGGTGCCAATACGCCTACGTCCACAGCCAAAATGTGCTGAAAGCCCTCGGACCGGCATTCATTTCTGCAGGATTCGAGATCGTCAACCTCTCCAAGATACAGGGTGAAAGTTTCGAGTCGGTGCGGGCTCTATACGGCAGACCAAAGCCAAGAGTCGTGCTGTACCACCCGGGAAACATGGTGTACCCCGACAATAGCAGAATTGAAGGCGCCTCAGCAGCTGTGCCCAGGTTGAAAGCAGTCCTCCAGCTATTCAAATCGCCAGAGAACAGCCGGGGACAGCTGATTAAGGCGGTTGTTGGCACGCCGTTTGAGGGACTCGACATGTCCTACCTGCGAGGCGTCCACATCCTGGCACCTCTCCCAACCCTGGAAGATGACGAACAAGCCGTCGGACGGGCGCTTCGTTTCTGTGGACACGAGGAAAACGCAAAGACTGTGGCCATCTACCGGTACTTTGGGGTCCCGCCGAAACAACCAATACGACTGTCTCACCTGTCCGCCAGAGAGCAAGCCCAAATTGAGCGGGATGTCAAAGAGTTCCTGAAAATGCATCCGGACGGGATCAATGCACGTGTGTTCGAAGACGCCCGTCGTAGAGGTCTCCCGATGAAAAAGTTTATGGACTGCGTGAAAGCCCACTCGACAGAGTGCGGAATCGACCCAGAGAAAGGGGGTCTTCTCGGTCCCATCCAGTTTGGCGACAAAGTGCGGTGCGGTATCGAGCAATGTGAAGTGGAACTCACAAAGGAAGGAAAACTGGTCATCCCCAAGGAACGCATCGAAGAGAGAATTGTCGAACTTAAGAAAAACGCGCAGATCAATCGTGTCCAATCAAAATCAAAACGCGAAAGGATTATGGAAGAACTCAAAGAACGTCGCAATAACGAAATTCAAAAAATGGACTTTGCACGTGACGTTACAGGTACAACGACTCCGAATCGGAGAGATGTTACAATTCCAAAACGATTATATAACGGGCCGTATAAACTAAGCCCAGTCTTCATCTCCCAATTTGACCGGCGCAGGCACGGGTAATCATTCCTCATCCTGGAAGGCATACTCCTGCAACCTGTTAGGCTTGCTCACCACAGCGGCCTGGCTGATCCTGAAAGATGCCCCGAACGTCTTGTTGACGAACCAAATGGACGAAATCTCACAAATCACCTTGACACACGATCCCTTGGTGAGGTAATCGATGCCCACACGTTCCCTCTTCTCATCGTAGAATTGGGCGTTTGGCTCACCATTCATACCGGCACCAACCTTCATTTTGACGAACGGGGGGTACTCTGGGTTCTTATCATTCACAAGCCTCCTGTAAAACTCGGCAACCATCTCACGAGACTGCTTCTTTCCAAACCAAGCCTCCGAATGCTCCGTCGCCGTGTCGATGAGGTACTCGTCCAGCTCCCTGACCTTGGCCAAAAAGTCCTGCAACCTTGGCTCAGTCTCGTGTCCCCTGAAAGACAACTCAACGCTGTAACTCTGGATATCACCGTTGACGTCGTATGGTGTCACCCCGAACGGAAGCGACATCGTAGGCGTTTGCAAGAGCACCCTACCCTGCTCGCCCGAGATGTAAACGACTTTTCCTCCACGCTTGTTCTTCTCCACGGTGGGAGAGATCACCATTTGTTTTGGCTCGAAATCGGACGTGAGTTGCACCATGATGAATTGTTTGTGATGTAGAGTGGTAGAAGGCCCCTTTAAGTGTCTGATTTGAAAAGAGGAATTCGTCGTTTCGTATCACACACTTAAAGGAACCCGAATAGAAACGAGTAATGTTTTTGCGGTATCACGTGGCTGTGTGTGTATACTGCGTAAGTTGTGTCTCTCTGTACAACTTGTTAAACACGCATTATAATAGTCAGTGCACGTCCTGGATCGCTCTTGGAGAATCGGGATACTGTTCCTTAATCCGTAAAACGCTTGGTGCACTACAGACATCACCCTTAGTCGTTGCTGGTGCCGTAATCGGAGGAGCCCCACTACATCATGCCCCGAGGCGTCAAAACGTCCAGATCAGTCAATAAGGCTGCATCTGGAGGGTCAAATCGCGAACTCAAAATCCGCGACGATGACCAACGGTACGCAATCGTTACCAAGCTGCTCGGCAATAACAGGGTGATGGTCAACCTGGTGGAAGACGGGACACTGCGCGAATGTCGATGCACCATCCGAGGAAGCATGCGTCGCCGTGAATGGATCAGCACAGATAGCGTTGTTTTGGTTGCTCTGCGCGAACTGGCCGGCGATACGCACGATATCATCGCCAAGTACACTGATGATGAGGTGAAAACGCTCAAACGTTTGGGAGAACTGGTGCTGCCTGCCCCAGTGGAAGAGCATACCAGTATCAATCAGGAAGTCGAGATTGTCTTCGAGGATATTGATGAAATTTAATTTACGATAATGCCAGCAAGATGTACGGCACAAAGGCGGCAAAGAAACACCACATGGCACCCGTGGCTTTCTGGCGGCCGTAGACAACCTTGGAAAATGCAAACGTCAGCACAACAATAAACGCGTGAAGAACTCCCAGGTCGGCAGGTAGACCGTAGACAGACAGGAGCACCAAAAAGAGCAGGAACATCACGTAGTACAGACCGTTGCCGTCTTCGTAATTCCATTGCCACTGTAAATGAGGAGCCGATTCGGGAGTCACCTTGGTGCACAGGTCCTTACGCAGCGCAACAGTCGTATACTTGACGGTCATCAACGCATACAATACCGCAACAGCGTGGACGGGCATGGGAAGGGCCTG